TTTGAATGTTTACCTGTTGCAAACTTTGACATTATACTCCTGGGTAATAAGCTTTAGGAGTAATGTAAGTACTTGAATCTGATCCATCCTCTTGTAAAGCTCTTTGAAACTCATCTTCATAAATAAGTTTTAGTTGTTGTGTAAGTTGTGGTGCATACTTCATTGATAAATAATATGCTAATCCAGAGACCATGCATGGAACAAATCTAAATGGTAAATCTGTTGCATTAGTGTAAGCTCCAACATCTTGTATTCTATTTATATAATACATGTGCATATAATTTCCTGCATTTGTCGAATCAGGAGTTGGATAAATATGTATTCTTACCTTATCAATAAATCTTTCAACCCAATATTGATTAGGTGTTCCTTGTGATAATTTATTTGAAAAATTAGCGTAATCAGATCTAGCTACTTTAACCATTGGTGAATCTGATTGTGTAGTTGTATTATAGTTTTGTCTTAATTGTGCTTCAAGAACATCAGATATTCCATAGATACCGTTTGTAGGAACTGTAGTTGCACTTGTACCATCACTACTTGCTCTAAAAAAATCATATTCAGCTTGTCCTTGAACAAGATCAATATTAGTATCTGCTATTTCCCAATAATGAATACCTCTATTGCCCCATTCTTGAAGCATGATATTTAGAGATCTTCTAGATGTTTTTAATTGAAAACCTGTAACATCCGCTTGTCCAATTCTTTCAAAAGCTTCTTCTATTATTTCATCAATAGAAAAGCCTTTATCAAAAATTGTTGTTCCAGAAGTTGTATTGGCCATTTAGCCTCCTATCCGTCGTAGAAAACCGTAATGGAATTAAAGTCTCCTACTGTAAAAGCACAATATGCACCAGCACTAAATACTACTCCATCAGATGGAATATTAAAAGTTTGGTCACCGTTTGCTGCTCCAACTGTTCTAAATTTTAATAATTCAGTTCCAGTTGCAGAAGTATTTCTAAAAGAAACATCTGCTGTTGCAGCACCAGAAGATAATTGTAATCCTCTAATTCTAGTTCTACCAGCAAAAATTACCCCTAATGCATTAGCTGCCATTCCAACTGTAATAGCTGCACCTGTGCCAGCATCAACTGAAACTTCTGTTACAGTTAAAAAGTATTCTGAACTTGAAACAGTATTAGTATTAACACCTGTAATAGTATCTGTTAATGCATCTCCATTTGCATCAGTTCCTGTAATTGTAAATACTCTTGCATTAATATCTGAAGCACATGTTACAGTAATTAATCTAGCAGTGTTATCTCCAAAACTTGCAACTCCACCTGAAACTTGAGCGCCATTTAAAGTAATAGCTCCACCTGCTCCTGGTGTTGTAGAAGTAATAAGACCATCTGCATCTGCAGCAGTTGTATCAGAAATAAACTTTGCTTTTACGTCTGTTGATCGTCCCATATTTTTCTCCTTAAAATTTTATGTGGGCCCGAAGGCCCACAAGAATTATTTATTAACTAGCGTCTGAAGAACCAGCAACACCGATGAACTTAAGTACAACAGTTGCACCAGTTGCTCCTGGGTCACCACTTAATACAACTTCAACTTCATCAGGAGTTGCAGTTGCAGCAGTAGTTGCTCCACCTGACATTCCTAATGTACCGTTGCAAGGAAAAAATCCTTTGAAACCAGTTGAATTAACAGCTGCAGTAATTCCGTCTACGAAACCATTTGTAGTTGCATCAGTTCCAATATCGTTTAAAGTCACAGCGTTAGTAGCTTGACCTGTAACTGCAATAACAACACCCATTGGGATGAAGTTTGCTGGAATACCGATAGCTGATTCTTTTCCTGTAGTAGCACCATCAGCAACTGTAATAGTTGCAGTGTACTCAGAAAAAGTCATTGAGTTAGTGATAGCTCCAGTAGTAGAACTTTTAACGATTGTAGAAAAACCGTTTTCCGATCTAACCGGACCTGTAAATGTAGTATTTGCCATAATTATATCCTCCTAGTTTTCGAACATAGTCTCTAGGCCGTCGACTATACGCGTCTATG